GAGCTAATAAAGAACGGGACCGGGAGGAAATGAGTCAGGCCAGGACTCCGGAGATCAGGCTAGTCGAGGTGGATCGACTCGTGCCGTTCGAGGGGAATCCCAGGAAGTGTGGCAAAGATCAGCTTGAACGGCTTGCCCGGAGCATTGAGGGCTTTGGATTTGTGGAACCGATTATCGCGTGGGACGCTCCTGAATTGGGCGATGATGGGCAACTCCTTGTCATAGTCGGGCACCAGAGGCTTGAGGCGGCCCGGCAATGCGGGAAAAAGAAGGTCCCGGTCATAATATATCCGTTCTCGGACCGCCGTGAAGCCCTGGAGTACAATGTCGCCTCGAATCGACTGGCTGAGATGAGCTCCTGGGACTGGAAAAAGCTCGGAGAGCTCATAGAATACCTAGACATAGGCGATGGCGTGGACCTCGAACTTACTGGGTGGACAAACGAAGAACTGGAGGACATAGTTACAGGAGGCTTTAAACCTAAAGAAAGTACAGAATCAAGCGAAGAAAGCAGGGAGATAGAATGTCCTAAGTGTGGATACCGATGGCAAAGCTAAAATACCAAGACGACTTTCCTAAAATCGCTGAGGACTACGCGAGGAAAGGCGCAACAGATAAAGACATTGCTCGGCGGTTGGGAATAAGTCAGGACAGGTTCTATAATTACCTGAAGAGATTTCCTGAATTCTATGAAGCCTTAAAAAGAGGCCGACAGCCCGTCGATTTTGAGGTTGAGAACGCCCTGCTTAAAAGGGCCCGCGGATTCGAGTACGAGGAAACGCACGTCGAGTTTGAGCCCCCGGAGGACGGATCAAAGAAACCTCGCAAGATCCGCTCGATAAGGAGGGTTAAAAAATACCAGCCGCCGGACGTGGCTGCCTGCATATTCTGGCTCATAAACAGGCGCCCGGAGCGCTGGCGGGATCGTAAACATTTCGAGCTTCCGCCTGATGCGAAGCTCCCATTGGAGATTGTGATATCGAATGGTAGGGACAGGCCAAAGATTATCCGCCCGTCACTCAAAGACAAAACGCGTGGAGCTCTTCCCGCACCAGGAAAAAGCTCTTTGAGTTGCGAGATCGCCGAGGCACCGGAGGATCAGTTTATGGTTGTGGCACCGACTTACAAGCTGATGACGCGGGCCACGCTTCCGGCGCTACAGGAATGCTTCCGCGGCACCTGCCTCCAGGGAGAGCTGAATATATCAAGCGGCCTCTATAAGCTACCGCAGGGCGGCCGGATTTGGCTCGGGACGGCCGACCGGCCGGAATCGCTTGAGGCTGGCCAGTATCGCGCGGCATGGCTCGATGAGGCGGGGCAGATGAAGTATATGGCGTGGGTGGCGATTCAAGCGCGGCTCGGGCTGAAGCGCGGAAGGTGCCTCCTCACCACGACACCATACGGGATGAATTGGCTATATAAGAATTTCTACCAGCTCTGGCGGAAGGGTCACCGTGACTACGACGTGGTGTCATTCGAGTCGACAGACAACCCGCTCTACCCGAAGGAGGAGGTCGAACGCGCGAAGGCGGAGCTCAGCCCGGAGCTCTTCGACATGCGGTACCGCGGGCTGTTTCGGAAAATGGAGGGACTGGTGTACCCGGATTTTCACGATGACCATATCTGCGAACCGTTCGAGATCCCGGACTCATGGGACCGCCGCGGCGGATGCGACTTCGGCTATATAAACCCGCACGTCAATCTCAAGGGGGCTCTGGATCCGCGCGAGGACGTGCTCTACGTTTATGAAGAGTACTACGGGTCTCGGAAAGAGCTAAAGGAAATTGCAGAGACCATGTACGATGTTCCCTGGCTCGGGGATCCTGAGGGCCGACGAGAGATCGAGGAGCTCAAGGGCCTAGGGATTGACATCCGCTCCGGGGAGAGTGCGAAGACGCTTTGTCTTGCGGCCGTGAACGCCAGGATCCGGACCGGTCGGCTCCGTATATTTACCTCTTGTCCGCACACCCTGGACGAGATTGACATCTACCATTTCGACCCGAGGACTGGGAAGCCATCGAAGCAGGATGATCACTGTATGGACGCCCTGGCCCAACTTGTCTGGCATTTCGATGGTGCTCGAATACGCAAAAGCCGGGTTCATATTAGCCGGATGCCGCGGCATTTCTCCGCGCTGGCCGGGGACGTGGATGCGGACGAGGCCGATCTAAGGGTTCGGCAGACCATGAGGCGGGCGAAACAACCGCCGACGGTCCGGAAGGCCGTAATGGACGCAAAGAGGGAAGCCAGGCGGAAGGGAAAGAAACCTGACGCGAGGCCGACCGCCGTAAAGCCAGGTGTAAACATTGTGGCACCAAAGAAAAAGGAGCCTGCCGAGAACCAAGCGATGCCCAGGAAGGAGATTTATCATGGCCGAAAAAAGAGCAAAGTCTATCTCCCACGCTAAAACTGAAGTGCGGAAGAGCCGGGTCCACCGATACATAGTCACCGACCGGGGGGTTTATCCGTTCAGCCTATTGAAGAAGCACGAGGAAAACCTGGCTCAGTCGCGCCAGCTGGAGGAGGACGACCCCGCCTGGATGCGCGAACACGGGCTCATAGAGCTACCGTTCAATGTCGGATCGCTCCTCTGGATGCAGGACAACTGCACGTACTTCGACGCATGCGTCCGACAGATAGCAACCGATGTTATCGCCGGTGGCTACACGCTCGTGCCAGTCGAGGAGGGGAAGGATGACGAGGCGGAACGGAAGGAGATTGAGCAGCTCTTAAACGACCCAAATAATGCCGACGAGACATTCCTTGACATCGTGCACAAGTGCGTCATCGACTGGGGCGTTATCGGCTGGTGGGCCATCGAGGTGAGCCGCGGCACCGACGGTCTAGTCAACGGACTTTTCCACGTGCCAGCTCACACGGTGCGTGTCCACCGCAGCCGGCGGAAATATTGCCAGGTGCGGGATACCCGGAAGCGCTGGTTCATCCGGTTCGGGGAGAACCTGACCGTGAACGAGAACACCGGGGCCGAACACAAAACTTCGAAGCACCGGGCTAATGAGATTATATTCCACGGACAGTACTACGCTCAGAACACCTACTACGGCCGACCGAACATCCTCCCGGCTGTTGGCGCATCGGCCGGACTGATCGGGATCAGGTCATATAACCTGGCGTTCTTCGAGAACTACGGGATCCCGGCGGCGTTCGTCCTCCTGGAGGGCGAATGGGAAGAGGGGAGCGCAAAGCTTATCTCAGACTTCCTGGAGAATGAGGTCAAAGGATCGGATAATGCTCACAAGACGGTAGTGATGGAAATCGCTCCGGGATCGACGGTAACGTGGAAGCCGCTGGCCGTGGAGGAGAAGGAGGGGCATTTCGTCGTATATGCGAAGGAGCTCAGGGATGAGATCTTGAGTGCCTACAAGATGCCTCCGTACAGGATCGGGATTGCCGAGGTCGGAAAGCTCGGCGGTACGACGGCACCAACCGCGGACAGGATCTATATCCAGGCCGTCGTTGAGCCGTTGCAAAGGTTGTTCGAGCGGTTGATTACAGCGAAGATCCTCAATCAGGGACTCGGTGCCGAGTCATACCGACTGCAATTCCACAAGATCGACACCCGCGATTGGGACGCCCTAGTCCAGCGCTGGGAGCGGCTTTTCGGGATGGGAGTCATAACGCCCGGATGGATGGCGGAGCAGCTCGGCCTCCCAACGGATGAGATGCCGCACGCAGGGGACTACTTCTTGTCGCACCGCTTCGTGCCAGTCGAGGAGGCGGGCCTAGTGCCAGCCGAGATGTCTGACGAGGACATCCGCCGCGCCGTCGAGGAGGTCGTGGCCCAGGCCAAGAAGGGAGCGGAGAAGTGAGGCTTCCGGACCTTGTGATTATCGGCGGGCCGCGTTGCGGTACAAGCTCGCTCTGGGCCATGCTGAAGGCATTGCCTGGCGTCAGGACGCCCAGGATAAAAGAGGTGCATTTCTTCAATCGCAAGTGGGACCGTGGCCTCAGGTGGTACGCGGGCTTCTTCTCCGGGGCTGGCGATGAGAGCCTCTGCTTCGAGGCGACACCGGCATACCTCGCTGCGCCGAAGGCGGCCGAGAGAGCCGCGGCCGTACTGCCGAAAACTCGGTTCGTGGCCATGCTCCGGGATCCGGTGGCGCGGGCGATCTCGCATTACTGGCCAAACAAACACCGTTTTCCGAGGCGGCTCGGGGCCCTGACCGACCCAAGAAGCCGATGCGTTGTGCCTGGCCGATATGTAGAACACCTTGAGCGCTGGTACCGCCATGTGGGCCGGGAACGGATCCTCGTCATCATCTCGGAGCGATTCTTTGAGGATCCCGTTCGGGAAGCGACGCAGGTGCTACTGCACGTCGGGAGATTTGATTTAGTGCCGCATCTACGTCCAGCGTACTACGATCCGCTGGCGAGGTGGAGGAAAAAGTACGGCACGCCACGGGTGCCTCCACATGTCGTACGCTGGCTCAGGAAACATTATGAGGAACCGAACCGCCGGTTGGCCGAGATGCTGGCCGGGGATAACATAACGGCCGACTGGATGGACGGCCGAATAAAACCAAAGGAGCGCACATGATTATCATCTATTTCAAGGATCCGGCGATCTCGCTTGTGATGGACGGAGAGCTTAGTGAACAGTTGGTTGAGGACCTGGGCCAAAAGCTGGGCGCCGCTGGAAAGGGTCCGGTGCTTGAGTTCAAGAATCCGGAAGGTCGAAGAGCGGCCATCTTTCCAGACTCGGGCCTTGACATCGCCTACATGATGGAGATTACCGAGGAGGAATGGCAGACGATGAAACGTAATCGGGACGCGGCACGTGCGCGGTCGATTATCCCCCCGTTTCCCGACCCCGTAGGAATGAAGATACCGAAGAAAAACTGACTCAGGGGAGCCGGAATGGAAGAACGGATGGAGGCCGCAGTCAGAGCATGGCTCATGCGCAGGATTCAGGCGGCCACAACCATTGAAATCGCAAAGCGGACTTCCGCGCGTGCGCACTGGCAGCGGTACCGACGGCTCCTAGCCCGGACACAAAGGAAGCTGGAGTCGGCTGTGGCATCGTTCTTCCGCTGGCTGAGGGCCGAGCTTGAGCCGGGCGTCATGGCGGCGGCGAAGACTGGAAACGTCGACGCAATGGCCGATTGGGCGGCAATTGAGGCCGACGGGGCCCGGAGGATGCGGCAGCCTATCCTTGAGGCCGTAGCCGCCGGAGGCCGCGCTGTTGTCGAGCAGGGCTACTTCCAGAAGCAGGAACCGAGCTTCGATCCGGTCGGCGAGGAGGCCGTCTCCTGGACCTGGAGTCGGTCGGCGGAGCTTGTGACGGCGATTTCGCGCGAGACCCGGGATGCCATTATGCTGATCATCCAGGATGGAGTACGATTCGGATGGTCCCCGCAGAAGATTGCCCGATTACTACGGCCGACGCTGGGCCTCCTGCCGCGACATGCGGCCGCTGTGTCGCGGGCCCTAACAAAGGCCATTGAGGAGGGTGTTCCATACGAGAAAGCCATGAAAGCCGCGGAGCGTTACGCGCGAAAGCTCCACCGATACCGGATGCGGATGGTCGCGCGCACCGAGGCAGCCTTTGCAAATAGTGAGGGCATCCGGCAGGGCTTCGGCCAGCTCGGTGTTGAGCGGCTTCGTTGGGTGGCAGACCCCGAGGCGTGCGAGATTTGCGCCGCGAACGACGGCTCTGAGTTCACGATCGCCGAGGCCGAGGGACTGATACCAGCCCATCCTCATTGCTTCGTGGGAGAGACCCAGGTCCTATGTCCTGGTGTCACCGGAGGATATGCGGCGGACTACAATGGCCCCGTTCTGAGGATTGTGTTTGACAGGGGAGATATAACCGTCACCCCGAATCACCTGCTCTTGACGCCAGCCGGTTTCGCCAGAGCGGCGTCTCTTGCTAAGGGCGATAGCGGGCGGCATGGCGACCGGACGTATGCCAGTTTCCCCTGAATACTTCCACGGCGATGGAGCCTTCATGGATGGCGATGTCGACATTGTACGTGCCGATGGCTTTCTGCTGGGTGATGGTGAAACCCGCGGCCAAGAGCCGCTTCGCCAAAGCGCTTTCATAGGGAGAAATCCCAGTCTGGTTCCTTTCTCTGGCCAGGGCGATCTTGGCGCGGTGCTCGAATGTTTGGCGGCGGCCGCGGACGGCATCATGGGCGGCCGATACGAGACGTTGGCGTTCAGCAAGAGATGTAATGCGCGCCCACATGAGGCGGCGGGCTTCGCTGTGGCTTCTGGGCTTCATCCCGGCCATGAGGAGGCGCCTGCGAATGACGTTGCGAGAAACACCGAGAGATTTCGCGATGCCTTGCTCCGACTCCCCGGCCTCATAACGACGGCGGATATCTTGGACATCAAGATTATATTCCATCGCGGTCCCGTGTATGACCTTGAAACCCAGGGCTCATTATACATAGCCGAGGGAGTGATTGCAAGTAACTGTGAATGCACTTGGGTCGCAGCGGGATAAAGGGAGAAATGCGGGTTGCGAGAGTCAAATGTCCCCGATGCGGCGGAGGCATGATCGTCGTCCCGGCCTGCTGCGCCATGAGGCGGAAAGGTTGGGCCACAATGGCGAAATGCCCGCGGAGCGGATGCGGCCATCGGCTTCCGTATGAGAAAAAAGGAGGCGCCAAATGAGGATCGAGGAAGTTACAGCTGAAGCGCTGAGGAAGGTTCCGGACTCCGAGCTCTACGTGATGCGGCTCCGGTTCATCCAGCTGTGGCAGAAAAACTTTGCTGACAGCACGCGCCAGAGGGCTGGCCTTTTGGAGCGGGATGACATGCTAAGCCGTTACCGCCTGCT